TCGACCTTGCAGATGGAATCACCACAATGTTCGACAAAATGTTATACGCAATGCCTGCTGCATACAGACAATCAAACCTCATGAAAGACCTTGTATTCTATGTACCATTTGAAGTACAAGAAGCATACCGTGAATTCCTTATTGACCGTGAAACCGGATTAGGAGACTCTTCCTTATTGAACGCTACTGAGTTACAATACAAAGGTATTCCAGTTAAATATGCTCCAGTATTAGATGCTGCAGATGGTCGTACTGTACATGGAAACGTAGCAAGTATTTTAACTGTTCCCGAATTCCTCTGGTACGGTGTCTATAAAGACTTATCTGTAGAACCTAAACGTATTGTTGAAAACGAAGAAACCGAATACTACTACAGAATCAGATGCGATGCAAGTGTACAATGGGCTGACAGTGTAATTGTTGCAGATATTACCGCAGCAGAAGCAGCAGCATTATTATAAAGGGTGAGGACTCATGTCAATGAGTTTAAAAAAGAAAGTTAAAGACTTGGAAGCAAGAGTCACTGCTTTAGAAGAAGGCAATTCTTCTGAAACTCCATCAGAAGAAACACAGAATGGAGGGAAATAAACATGGCTGAGAAGAAAAAAGCAGCAACCTCTAAAAAAAGTGACTTATTACCTTTTGATGAATTACCAATAAGCGTCAAAAGGAACCGCAGGAATTTATACGAATACATCAGGACTGGTGAATTACCAGACTGATTAATATATTTTTTTTATAGACATAATTTTCCAAGATGTGATAACCAATGTGGATTAGTGTAGATGATGTCATCAACTTTCACGGTTTGAAACCAAAGCATTTAAATCTTGAAAAAGATGACACAGAAAACCTCAATCGTATCGTTAGTGATTGGATATTACAAAGTCAAGACTTGATTAATGTCTACACTAACCGTCATTACACTGATGAGAATGTCCGTGATGCAGTACGAAATGTCTGTCTGAGATTGACCAGTAACATGGTATCATTGGCCATACAGAAAAGAGACTCACCAATCATTAAGGTGAATGACTGGACAATCCAAAGTGTACCATCAGACATTTTCACCGATGAGTTGAAAGACGATCTAAAACCATTCATCAAAGACAGTAGTACTGAACCGAACAGTTTTGGGGTACTGGCAATAACAGGGAATGATGAATTATGGTCCAAGTAGAAGTTGATTTATCCCATCTGAAACTTGACCAGATGCCACAAGTTGCCAAACGAGCAACCAACCTAACTGCACAGGATTTAGTCGGAACACTGATGAAACACAGTCCAGTAAAACACGGACTGTTAAAGCAATGGTTCATCGCAGAACATTCCGATTTGATGTACAAAATCAAATCACCTGCAAAGTATACAGCCGCACAGAACTGGGGTTCAACCCATTTCATAGCGCCTAAAAGTAAAAAGGCTCTGCACTGGGGTGGAAAACCAGGTTATTTCAGTAAAGGACATACAATCACTATCCATGGAAAACACTTTGTTGAAGACAGTATCAGTGAAGTCAAGCCAAGAATTGATGACCATTTCAAAGTAGCAATAAGTGAGGTGCTCGGATGACCATAAACATACTAACAGGTTTCGAAAAAATCAATGAAATCATAAACACATGCATACAAAAGGAAATGACCGAAGACGGCCTACTCTCCGATGTGGAATCATTCGTAAACACCTACTACGATGAAGGCAAAGTCGACGAACCAGTAGTATGGATGACACAACATCCAACCACTGCACCTAACCAAGCCGACATCAGCCAAACAATGGAACTGGTAACTCCATTCGAATTCGACTGTGGAGTCTACGATAATGATATGGAAGATGCCAACATGCAATCACAGAACCTTTGCAACCGTGTAATCCTGTCCATATTAAGGAACTGGATTCATGTGCAGGCGGAAATATTACCTGGGCAAAGAATGATTAAGAACATTACATTGGAATCTTATAGTCCTATGGGTTATGTTGATGTTGTCGGCAAATCCGATAAGGTGCCTTTAACTGGTGTTGTCTTGAACGTACATCACATTGTAAACTGGAAATTATGTTGTAAACAATTAGGAGAATAACGATTATGGTAGACAGAGGATTTGGTTTAGAAATGGAATCTACCTACGGTGAAATGGTGGATAAATCCACATTCGACCCATCATGGTGGAACCAAGCCGAAGACGTGGACTTCAACTTAGGTGACGAACCGGTCATAAGGAGTGGTGGTTCCCGTATGAATAAAAGAGCCCGTGCAGGTATCATGAAACCGACCGGTAGCACAACCGCTGATGCAGACCTGCAACAATTGGCTTGGTATTTCCGTGGTTTCCTTGACAATTACAAATACACCGCCGGAACCGGCCAAGTACACACCCACGAATACTGGGGTGGTGAAGGCAAAGAATTACCATCATTCCGTGGAATTGCAGTGTATGATACTCTTGTCAAATACCTTTACGGTGTAATGGAAGACCAATTAACCTTGGAAGTTTCCGATGAAGGAATGTCAGTCGGTGCGGAATGGATATATAAAACCGAAAAAGCGGACATCATAGGGGTTAACGGTGCAACATTCACAAGACCAGATGAATTAACCAACGAACAAATATTCATCATGTTCTATGATGTAAGCCTTAAACTCAACAATAAAGCATTGGATGGTGTTTCAACTTCATTCCAGTATGAGGGAAACAATAACCATGACCAAGATGGAACAATCGGATTAGGTAGCCGTTATCCACAGAAAAGAGCACAAGCCGGTAAAAGGGAAAACACATTATCCATAACCACAACATTAACATCCGATACTGTAAGGAGCATACTTGATGCACAATACGGTGAAGTCAACGCACTGGAACCATCTAGTTGTAAATTATTACAATTACCATTGGAAGTTAATATCGCACATTGTGAAGACGCTGCAATCAGCTGCAAGATATTATTCCCAAAATGTACCGTTCGTGTTGAATATTCAATGTCTGGTGTAGATGCAATCGAAGCAACATTAACATTAGACACTCTCGGTTCAGGAACTGTAACGTTGATGGATAATACTGAAATCCAAACTGACATGTATGTTAAATTAGTTAACAATCAGGAAGAATTAGCAACCAACTAATTCCTCTTTATTTTTTTATAGTGAATTACCAAAAACAGAGGAAGAGATTATGGCAATACTTACAAAATCAGATATATTACAAGGGATAAGCAATCCCAAAAAAATCAAAATCGAAGCATTAAATGGTGAATTATGGTTAAGACCATTGTCCAGTGCAGAAGTCAACGAAGTATTACACATTGAAGCAGAAGGATACGGAACATTCAATGCAACAAGCAACCGTGGACAAACAATGGCAGACGGTAAAATGAACCTACCAAAACTCCAAGAAAAACAAGCGGAAGCAAAATATGTAGCAATCTTCAAATCAATCAACAATGACAAATGCAATGATGAATGGACAATCGATGAAATCAAACAATTCAAGTCAGATGCAATCGATGAACTTTACGATCATATCATGAAAATATCTGGAGCAGACACCACAGAACGTGATGTCAAACAATTTCCTGAAGACGAATGAGGGAAAACAGATAATTATAATGGAAGACAAGGGCTATAAGTTAGTCACTTGTCAAAAGGATTTAACCATTCCACAGGAAATGTTCCTGTTTCAAGGATGGGAATGGATTAACAAGGAAAGGGAAAAAGAAGCTAAAAAACAACAAAGTAAAATTAAAAAAGGGAGATAAGACTCAGATTCTTACAGGGTTTTATCTCCCTTTTTTTTATTAAAGGAGGATTAATAATGCCAAGTGGACAATTGGTGGAAATTATATTGAAAGCCCGTGATGAAGCCTCCAACACTGCCAAGAAAGTTGAAGAGAACATCAAGAACATCGGCAAGTCAAGTAACTTGTTGAGTAAGGTTCCTGGTCTTGATGGTTTGAAGACTAAACTTGGTAATGTCGCTTCAACTATTGATGACAAGTTTGGTGGTGCTTTGACAAGGGCAAGGCAAAGATTCAGTAATTTCAAATCCACAGTCACCAATGTCGGCAGTGCATTAAAAGGGAAATTTGGAGGAGCCGTCGACGGTTTAAGAGCGAAGTTGCAGAATCTTCGCAGTAGCACACAAGCAATGGGTGGTGCTTTCGGTTTCCTTAAAGGTGCAGCGTCGATGACTGTGGGAATGATTGGTTATGATTTAGTGAATAGTATTGTGGAATCAACAAGAGCTTCACTGAATGCAAGGTCAAGTATTCAAGCATTTGGTACAAGGTTGCAGATGTCTGCTTCGGAAGTTTCCACATTTCAGAAAAGTCTTGATGACTTGCAAGGAACATTCAAGAAAGTTGATATGGATGTTGTTGGTCAACAGGCAATGGATATGGCTTATCGTTTAGGTTTGCCGAAAGAATCCTTAACACAATTGACCGAAACATCAGCGATATTCACCGATGCAATGCAGAGAAATGGTCGTAGTGCAGAAGATGCAACATTAGCATTAGCAGATGCAATGGATGGTGAATTCAAAAGACTGAAAGAGATTGGTATCAGTCAAGACGACCTGATGAAGAATGGTTGGAGCGGTGACATCAACGATAAAACTGGATTGCTCAATGCTATGAATAAAGCATTGAAAGAACAGCATTATGATGAACTGGCAAAATCTGTTGATACACTGGACGATGCTTGGCAAGTACTGTCAATCACATTAGGCAATCTCTTGGAGTCAGTACTCTTGCCAATAACTCCGGCAATTGTTGGAGTAATAACTGGTATCACAGATATGATTAATGGTTTCAAGGATGCTTGGAATGGTCTGCCGGATTTCGCACAGTTAGGTATTGGAATTGGTGTTGTTGCTACTGCTATTGGATTGGTGGCGTTGGTGTTATGGACAACTTATATTCCTGCTTGGTGGGCGGCTGCTACTGCAACATGGGCTGCAATAGCTCCAATATTGCCGATTGTCTTGGCGGTTGCAGCAGTTATAGGTCTCCTTGTTGTTGCTGTTTATGAAGTCGGTAAAGCTTTCGGTTGGTGGACTGATGTTGGTTCAATGATAGATGCTATCTGGGCAGGTTTGCAAAGACTGTGGAATGCTTTCATCAATCACCCAGATGTTCAGGCTGCCATCGCTGCAATTTCATCAGCATTGTCAACATTGTGGAGTTGGATCCAACAGGCCGGACAAGCAATACTTGAATTCTTCGGAGTTTCCACTAGTGGTGACTTCGATATTGTCAGAGCCTTGATTGATGGAATTGGTGTTGCTTGGCAAGTATTGACTGGCCACATTAGAGCAGGCATACAAGTTGTTCAAATGATTATTAGTGGTTTCCAATCATTATATAATGGTGCAGTTTCACTTGGAAGCTATATTGGTGACGTTCTAAGCCCAGTATTCAGCATGTTAAGCGAATTATGGAATAGTCTTGTCGAAGCAGTTCAACCTATAGTGGATGTTTTCCAAAGATTCAGCTCTGGACAAACAGACCTACTCACAGTTATAACCACAGTAGCAAGCACATTATGGAATTTGTGGGTTACTTTGTCTGCTAATCTTGGTGCTTTGATGTTGACTTTGGTCAGTAATTTGTTGACTTGGGCTACTCAGGCCGGTCTGAACGTGTTGACTGGTATTGCTACTTATTTGATGCAGGTTCCTGTTCGTGTGGCGACCTACTTGGCACAGACATTGGCAAGGATTATTTCGTATGGTGCGAGATGGGTTACTCAGGCAAGGGCTAAGGCAAGTCAGTTAGTTAATGGTGTTATCAGTTTCCTTAGGCAGTTACCTGGCCGTGCTTTATCTGCATTATTAGGTGTTGTTAGTTCAATTGTATCTGCTGGTGCACAATGGATATCTAATGCAAAGAGTGAGGCCGGAAAAGTAGTAACTGGGGTTTATAAT